CTATTCGCTAAATCTTCCATCATCTTTATATGTTGTAGCCTTTTTTACATTGGTTTTTAGCCAACCTATACGTACATCATCGTAATTATCAAATGCAGGAACAAAAGTATAATTGCCAAAACCAAAAGTACACATTTCCAAAACGAAATGTGCAACTTTTGATGTATTTAAGTTATTACTCAAAATACCCACAGACAACATATTAAAGACTTACGAGAAATCACCTAGTTGACCTGTGGGCTTTTGTTTGACGACAAATTTATTAGGGATTATTTATTCAACCCCCGTGCAAGGTTTAATTTTATTATAATGAAAATAATTCACAATCGTTTTGTTATAAGGAGGAGGTATTAACATTATTTCATTTTCTGATACGATATAATCTAATGGGATATTGTTGTTTGCTGCTATAGCAAAGGCAGCTTCAACAGAACCGCAATTTTGTATCGCTACGTCGAATAGTGTTTGACCCACGTAAACAGTTACACTGATCATAACAGATACATTATATCATCAAAATTAGCACTTGTAACTTTACCATCGTTAGCACGAATTTCACCCGTAGCTTTAACAGTATAATTACCCAAGTTTCTATCTTCACCCGGCCGAAATGCTTCCGGAACGGTACAGAGGCTTGTAACACCTTCGCTGTATGTTGCCGCACCCTTCATCGCAACTATGTCGCCTTGTTTTTTCATCTTAACCGTGAAAGTATTAGACAATGGCGGTGCTACTATTGCTCCCCAAGTATAATTTAGTTTTGGAAATAGTTTCCACAAATCGGTTCCGTCAGCTATTAGGTCTGTTGAAATTACGTCATCCTCATTTTTTACCGTTATTTTTGCAACTCGATTGTGATAAGTATCTCGATACTCCCATGTACCATCAACTTTTTTGAATAACTTTCTGCCGTTTGAGTCAAATGTTTCATCTAACTCTATTATAGCAACTGGGTTTGGTATTTCATTAAGGGAAAATAATCGGAAGCCATCCTTTAACACTAACAACTCTCCATTATACATGACCATTCCCTTATTATAATAGCACATATTGCCATCAAATTCGGCTAAACAACCACTTACTATGTATTTCGTTCTATCGATAGAAAATGCTTTTGCCATATACACAATCGTTTCGATTATATTTTCTTGTATGTAGGCCAAGTCTTCTTGCCAAAGTGGCATATAAGAGCCGTCTGCAAATGTTTTTAGTTTTTTCATACGTATTCTATTCTAAAGGTTTTACCTGCAAGTTTATATTCATTCACTATATTCTTTATAATTACTTCCTGTGATTCAATAGATGACGGCAGAATCACAACAAAATCATTTGTTGGATAATAATCCGGCTTACAACCAACAAAAAGATCACTATCTATTAATGTATGAGGTACAGCACCTAGTATACCAGCTCCCGTTCGGACATAATTGACATTTACATTTTCCTTGTTGCCGAGCATAATTTCCGGGACAACAATTATATCTAAAACCTCAATCCTTCTTAATTCATTGTCAAACAAATTGTTTAGTATTTTCTCTAAAAGGAAGACCTGTCCATTATGGCTTAGTCTTATATCGAGACGAGCTTTATAGTCTCGAAACTGTTCGTAAACATGTAGATTAGCTTCATTTAAAACACTAATAAGCGCAAGCATTATCGGCTTACGCATTATATACGGTAGATTTATCTCTATTAACTTTTCAAAATCAAGCAAGTACATAATTCATATATTTTTCTGTTGATACAAAAGCACCACCATAGCTTTGGAAATCACCTGAAGTTACTGATGACACTCCACCTCCTTCTTTTTTTATTACACACCACTCTAACGACAAATCAAGCACACCATGAACTGCCTGTACTGCATCTATTAATTTCATGAGATTTAATGATCCGTTGTATTTGACTGAAGATAAATACTCATCTATAGCTATTTCGACATCTTTTATGCCAGTTTCTAAATTTTCGCCACTGCTATTAAAAACCTGAGCATCAAGTTTGACGTAATTGAAGCCAGGTATAACATCATCTGGTTCTCTACTAACTATCACTACTTGGGTGCCTGCAAATTTATTTTGTGCAACAAATGCTCTTAATGCAATTAATTGATCGCTTTCAACTGCGAATTTTTCAAAATCCACGCCATTCACTTTTATCAACAAATTAGGATATTCTTCTACTACAGCACAGTACTTAACTATTTTTTCGCCCGAGTAAACAAAATTTAAAATTAATTGGTGATACCATGCTACCGTACCAGGATATGAGCTCAAAATGATTTGATCAACTTCTTGCTTATAAGAATCCCACAATGACTCATTAGCAGCAATATTGATAGATATTACAGCTATCAAATTAGCCTCAACACTTGATGCAGGAAATTGATCATCGAATGTTTGCCCCGGAATAAGTGAGTAGGCTTCTTGAAGTACAGGATTTGCTACAAAAGCCTGCTTTATTTCTTGTGATATTTCTTCAACTGTTCTCATATTTCAACTATTATTTCGTTACCAACAACTTTTATAAAGGCGTTGGTAATTTTTTCTGCGTTAAGCATAGATTTTAGTCTCTCGATCAAAAACATGTCAACACTACCATGGAGGGCATTAATTAAACCAGCTCCAAGAGTTGGAGCGTGTTTCATCTCACCAGGCGAAGTGAGCATTACCACTTCAATTACATCTTGTGTAATATCTCCAATTTCTAAGGTACCATTGCTATTTATCGATAGATCACCATCGATATTTCTTTTTATTCCAATCATGATAAACCTCCTGTTCCGTTTCCTGACCCAGTTCCTGTTCCTGTCCCTGTAACAGGAAAACCACCTGCAGTTCCAGCCAGAACAGTATTAACAGTAGTGGAAACATTCGTAGTAACTTCTGCTGCACTTACATATGAATGAATCGCATCCGCCAAATCATTTGCAAATTTTTCTATGGCAACGTCCTGATTTTCCTGATTTTTAAGTTCGTTTAACATAGTCTTTATATTATTCTTCAGATTTGATTTTACGAGTGCCATTATGATAGAAGTTGATTAATTTTTTCGTTAACTGCCTCCAACGCTAAAATTGTGGTTGGTGATACTGCTCCGGGACCAGCCGGTGTTGTAATTATTGCTGCATTAATTTCTGTTATAATGTCGTTTAAGGCTGATTTTAAGTCATACACACTGTTTTTCAGATTCATTTTATTGCCCTCCATGTTGAGTTCCAGTTCATTTGCATGGATGGTTATTTTTGAATCTTCGAGTACCACATCTGTATTGCCCTGAAGGAATTTTACTTTTACTATTTCACTAAACATTGATATGTACGCATCGAGGCGACTAATCATCGTTACAATAACAACCGAACCATCTGCCGGTGTACATACTATACCGGATTCGTCATCAAGTTTTGCTTTAAGCCTAACACGCTTAAGAGGTGCCCCATCAACCGGTGTTACATCGCAATAATTACCAGAAACACTATTAGGATCTACCGTTGCAATTATTACATTGCTGTTCTCACCGCCTGTAATTGAACGGAGTAATGATGCTATGTTCTTTTCTTTACCCATGAATCTCGGTTCCTAGTTTTATTTCCTGACGATAGCCACCTTTACCATATCTATACACCACTTCATCAACAAAAAATCGCTTATTGTTTCTTTCTTCGTAATCGTCGTCGTAAAATTTCACAATGTCTCCGGCACGTGTAAAAGGTTCGCCAAATGCAGTAAACGTACCTTCCATATGATCGACTTTATACGTATCCAATGTTTCCTGGGCACGTTGTTTCAATTCTGACTTGGTAGTACATTCCGGGAAGAAGTAGGTTCGAATTCCTGCATCTGTAGCATCCTCCGGAACTTTTACTTCGAGCTTAGTATTATCCTGAAGTATCACTTTTGCAACGATTTGAACATTTACATCCGCCGCCAATGTATATTTAAGATTGTCTGAAATCACATTTAGTCCGGATTTGAATTCAATCGTATTAACCTCTTCGTCTGCTATTAACATTGTGCTTGCAAGTGTGCCGTATAATTTTCCGTTTCTGAAAAAGAATATTACAGGGAAGTTCTTTATAAAATAATCCATCACTCCTGCTACCGTAGTCTCACCATTGATTCGTGTTTCTCCGAGATTAAAATCGTTCATCTTATATTCAAAATCACTTAAGAATTCAGATGCGAATTCCTCAAGCGTTAATGATGGATAATATTTAGGTGCCACTTTAATCTGCTTAAGCAACCATGAGTTATCTTCACATTCTATTGTTACCGGACTCCCTGTTGAAACCGATTTTAAATATCCTTTAAATACCGTTTTATTATCATTGTTATAACCAAGTTTGACCTCAATTCGATCTCCTCTACGTATGACGTCTGTTATGTTTTTCTGCCGATTATTTTTCCATGCCGTTTTGCGTGGTAGTTCAATAGTGCAAGTGTCTGTTAATGTGTGCAATGATGTTGTGATAGTACATTCTGCGATATTAGCAAACTCGACTATTTTATTGTCTTGCGTATAAATTGATATTTGTGCTGTTAGTTTAAGCATTGCTCACATTATATAAGTCAACTTCTTCATCAGAAATAAACGAAAATCTGAAAGGTTGCAAGTTTTGAAACTTCTGACTTGGCTGAAACGAGTGTTGATTTAGCACTAGTTTTTTAATACCAAGACTGTTTAAAAACACATTTGCAACTGATATTAAATCCTGAGCTTCAATTAACTTAACAAACTCACGAAGCATCTCAATTGGATAAGCTCTTGAGTAGGACTCATCTCTTGTATATTGTGGGTAATATTCCGATCGGCGTAGGTTACCCGATATCTCAATTTTATAATCCTGAGCAGCTATAAACTCCTTAACCGTGCCCTTACGCCCCACAAGTGGCGTTGAAACGATTGTGTTATTTCGCATTGCAGAAATTTCTGCCCCAATTAGTATAATTTCATATACACCATCCGGATTAGTTGTAGATGCAAATGGAAATTTAAAAATGATTGAATTACGTGGTAGTTCTCCGTCGTGAAATCTTAGTTCCTCGTCTCTGGTAAGTGGTGGTATGTAATTTGGCAACGCAAATTGATATGCTTTAGCCTTTGCTGTATTTACAATTGCCCCCATTGCATAGTTTTCTGTGCCTCTAAGAGCATTATGTGCAACACTTCGTGCATCCAGATTATTCGGTATGTTAAATCTAAGTGTAGCCATTAGTTCATTGCAAGATTAGTATCGTTTAGCACGGATTGCAATAATGCAGTGAGTTCCTCCCTGAGTTTATTGCTTTGCTCTAATCCTTCTCCTGGAGCAAATATGTTGTTATTCTCGTTGATAAGTGCATCGAGATTAATTGTGATGTTTTTTACCTGGCGACCGCCTCCGGTGATAGTGTTTAGTTGTTTGTCCGGATCGGTGTTGCCATCGTAGTCAAAATCGAACTCTGTTTCGCCTGGAGTTTCTGATGTGAAAGAATCAAATTGCATTTCCGCAACCATCTTTAAAATTTTTTCCTGCTCATGTTTTGCATCTGAATAATTACTCATCTCACTTCTTGTGAAAACAAGCGGATCAATTCCAGGCGTTGCTTCAAATTCTCTGCCACTACCAGACTTCAATTTATCTGTGTATTGATTTATCAAATTTTGTTTCTCTTCAGATATTTTTTTTGCCCTTTCTTCTTCTGTCAATGTATTAATATCAAAGCCTGTCAGGTATTTTTGATCTCTCCAATAATTTTCTGATTGTGCGCCTGCCACCCATTTATCTACATACTGATAGATCGCTCTGTCGATATCGGCTGTCTGGTTATATGCTTCTGATAATGCTGCTTCTTGAGCTTTAGCCATTGCCTTTTGTTGTATTTTTCCGATCAATAGATCATATGCTGCACTAAGATTATTTGTGGTTTTCAATTCCTGCAGCATTTGCTCGTTAAGCCCAGGGTACATTTCTTTAAGCTCGTTCACCAACTTATTCCGCTCAGCTGTTTGTGGATTTGTTTTTCTGAGTTTTTCGAACATCATGTCCAAGCCCATTTTATGCTCGGCATAGTAATCACTGCCAACTTTTCGTGCCTCTTCCAGTGCTTTTGTTACTTCATCGGTTTTTTTGCGAAAAACAGCAAAGTAAGTAACAGCAGCTGCCACAGCTGTAACTAATATGCCAATTACGTTTGCTTTAGTAGCCATGTTCAGTGCTTTAAACCATTTTACGAGCCCCTTTAGCCCTCCTTTTAGTTTTATGGTTGCCAGTCGCATTAATCCGGCTCTGTGGGTAAATAACCACATTAGCTTATTGGTTGTAAACATTATTGTTTTATACTCAATTAACGTTAAGGCAAGTACCTTTAAGCCTTTTACAATTGTTGTAAACCTAGATTCTACCCATTCTAATAATTTTAAGAATTTTGGACCCCATTTTTGCAAAACATCAACAGATAACTTTCCAATCTTTTCTCGTATGTCGTTCCATTTATTAGTTATCTGAGTTCCTATACCGGCACCGGCTTTAGCAGCCGCTTCGGCTTGTCCGCCAAACGCATCATTTAACCCTGTCATTAAACTCTCTAAGCGTTCAACAGACCCAACAGAGCCTTCTACTTCTATACCATATCTGCTTAAAGCATTGGTTGAGCTGCCGAGTGTTTTTGCCACCAAATCGGCTGCAACATGTAAATCCATTTTCTTGGCAGTAGCCAAATCATGCACTAGAGGAGTTACACTTTTAATATGCTCTTCTTCTTTCACAAACGCAGCAATCAACGCTTGAGCCTGTATGGTTTCTTCATCACCATATAGTGTTTTCCCCTGCAATTTGGCTGCCTGCGTCATTAATCGCTCCTGAACACCAACACGACCCTTCAATGCTGTAAGCAGTTGTGTTTCTGCTTTTGCCTGTACATCATACAGCTGTGTAGTGCTTGAAATAAAACGAGTTGTTTCTCGAATCGCAAATGCAAATCCGATTTGTTTTAACGACAGCCCAAACATTTTAGGAAGTTCACGCATACGAGACATAAAACCCTTTGGGGGTAAATTCTCAAGTTTGCGCAACTGTTTTTCGGTTGTACGTATTAAGCCATTTAATTGTCGAACCTGAGTTGTCGTCTTGGCAAAAGCTCTTTTCTGGTCCAAAGCAGCAAGCTCTCCTTTGAGATCAGCAATGTTAAGTGGCAGCCTTCGCACGGAACGCCTTGCTTTTTCAGAAGTCGCTTCAAGTTGGTTAAATGTTTTAGTTACAGCTCGCATTGGGGCTGTAATTTTTTCAATTAACTTAAAAGTATATGTAACTTGCTGATTCGACATTTTTATCTTATATTTGCATTATGGCTTTTATATTAGGAATAATAATAGGTTTATTAATATATGCAGCAATACTGCATGCAATTGACGCATTTTTTCCTGACAGCATGGAATCACACATAAAAGAGATTAATCTAGTGCTTCGCATAATCTTTTTACCTGTTTCAATATTAATTGCCTTGTTAAAAGCCATTTTTACTTTGCGCCGTTAATTACCACCCTGATTATCTCTTTTTCTTATCTCGGCTAACCTTGCAACCTCACTTGCCCATTCCTGGTCGCTTAATGCAGATCCATCTACGCCGAGATAATACTTTAATGCTGTATCGAACATTCCAATCCAGTTGTCCGACACAGCATCTGATGCATCTGCTAAAGCTTTTTTAGTTGAGCCTCTTTAACCTGAATCAGAGCTTCCATTTCGCCTATGCAGGCAAAGAAGTATTCATCATCTGTTTTAATGCGTTCATCACCGGCTATCCAGCAATTTTCAAGCATTACCTCGTTAAACTTCATTGGGTCTTTATCTCCGAAGCTGGTGGCAAAACTAAGTGTTTTGCGGTCAGGTTTTTTCAAGTAGCACACCGAGTCTTCAATTACCACTTCAAATACTTCTCCGTATTTTTCTTTATAAATTGCGATTTGAGCATCGCTTACTTTTCCAATTAATTCTTTCATCGCCTAAACTTTTTTAAATGCACCGGCTTAGACCGGTGCATATATTATTTACTTTAATTCCATTCTATGTGACTAATAATCAAATCTAAGTTTACCTCAGTTTTTGTAGCCCCCTGGGATTGCGTTACAGGATTGTTCTTGAACTGACAATTACGCAACTTGTGAGTAATTATACTTGTTGATCCTTGAGGAACATAGCTCACAATTATGTCGAAAGGTGCAATGTCTTGGAGTCTTCCGGAAACACTTGAAGCTCGTATGGCTTCCACCTCACTCATTAGTAGGGTCAGCTTACCGGTAGCCTCGATGTTTCCGTAGCCTCGTGATATAGGTGTTTGTCCTGCGCCAAAATGATTCTCTATATTCTGATTTTCGTCATAATCAATTGCGGTTATAGCCACAAGTGGCACACCTGCTATATTTACTGTTAAATTGCCCCAAGCAGGCTCTACTCCATTAATTAGGGGTGTCATTCTTATACCATTCATAATTATTGTATTTTAGTTGTATAACCAATTTTTATTGCAAACGATCTAGAAACACCCACAGGCACTTTTTGCACAACAAACTCAACAGTGGAAGTGCTTAGTACATTTTGCTCCGGATCGATAGAAACTTTATATCCACTCAGCTCGTCATTCTTTGCCATGTTCTCTAAGGCTCTATTTGCTGTAACTTCGAGAAACGCCACATAATCAGGAGATAGTTTGCCTGTGTCAGGATCTAATTTTACCGGACCGGATAAGTACGGTAGAACATTTGCTCTTATACCACGTATTGCTTTGTCGATTGTACGAACACGTTCGATATAATTATAGTCGCTTGTGATTAGATCAAGATTATGGCTGTCGTTAAGATAACAACCAGCAATTCCCGTGTATCTACATAGAAATATAAAACGTTTCTCATCAAGTGAACCGCTGCCAAACTTTGTACCCTCTGACACAGATTCGTAAGTAGAACCATCGGCAAAACCCGGATTATCAATTCCTATTGGGAATTTCTGTACCCATGCAATAGATTCCGAAACCTTAGCTAAAGAAACAGCACCCAAGACAGTTCCAACGCATGTAATTGATTGCGTTAGTGCAGTAGCCAGAGCGGCAACTCTGTCTCCTACGTCTTCACCAATTACTACAGACACATTGCATCTGCCTCCTGAAGATAAGTCTACAAGACTTGCTAAACTGGAAACATCTGCAGCGTACAATATGCTTAGTGGCATGTGTTGTGCCTCGAGTGCAGTTGCGATTGTTTGTAAAGCTCCTACCTCTGCGGCTGCGAGACTTTTCTCCGGACAATATACAGCAGCCTGTCGGATATCTCCACCGGCAAATTCTTGCAATTCTTTTAATTCAGCAAAATCATATGTCTCCTCGGGAACTGCCTCGGGAACTGCGAATATACCAATGTATAATTCACATCCCGGGTTGATTCTGAACACTTCACTTATGTGATAGTGTAAAACTTTGTGTTGCACTGTAACTGCATCACTAGTTATGCCTAATGTTTCAGCTTCAGTTATTGAAACAACTTTTTTCATCTTATCAGTACCGAACCCTGCAGGAAGTGTGTCGCAGTATATCATAATGCCTGAAACATGATCTTTCCCTGGTAACTGAACAGCGATACTACCCTGTGTTTTTGTGAATGTGATTGATCCCATTATTCGTTATTGTTTTTAGAGTTTTCAATTGTCTCCTCATTATTTTCAATTAAACTGCCATCGGGTGAATCTGCAGAATCCAATATAGCTGTTCCATCTGTTTCATCATCAACTATAGTGTTTTGTAAGTCGCGTAAGTCTTTAAGTAAATCCGCCTTCTTGAGTGACTTAAGATTGTGTTGAATCCCCAATTTTCTTAATTCTTGGTACTCAAGAGTGGACAAATCAACTTCTTTTAGACTCAATTTCTCTTTCGGTTGATCTGTAATTTTTTCTACCCAGTCGGCTTTATGCGACCTTATAAATTTACATTTAATCGCATTAGCATGCGCTTTAGCCATATTTTCTTTAAAAAAACATTGACCGTCTTCGGTAAAGAATAGTACATCGTGCTGTGGCCAGTTCTCATGATATTCTTTACAAATCTTTTTTAATTGTTCTGATTTCAGTGTCATAACTATTTATTTTTTTTTCGTAAAATGTGATTATTTACCATGTAGCCACCGAAGAAAAATGCAGCAACCATCATCACCAACGTTGTCAAGCTACCGGCTAACTCAAGTGTGAACTGGGCGTATTCTTTAGAAAATGGATATGCAACCGCAGTTACTATAATAAGGCCAAGAAAAACTCCCATTATGCCAATAGATAGCCATCTACGTGTGATTGATCTTGCACTATTTTCGCTAACCGTAGTTTTCAGAAATTCGACCTGAGCATCAGCTATTTCTTTTGCAATACTCATTTTTTCTTCTTTAGTAAAAAAGAGCTTGTCAACACCTTCAATTACAGAGTTGCTTACCTGTTCTACATTAACCTTACCTTTGAATATTTTAAATAACCGCATAACTTTCTATTTTTCATTAATAAAATTCTCAATCATTGTATAGTGGGCTCGTGCTATTTTTTTTCGTCCTTCGTGTGTCATAAGAATTGAGCGGCATTCGTGCTCGTTAGTATGGAAAAAATTCTCGCTTAGAACCGAGGCACACATAGGACCTACTACCATTGAAAAATTGGCTTCTTTGTCGGGATCCCCATCACCATAATCGGCTCTAAATTTCCTGTCAGGAAATAGCTGCTTCATACTTTCGAATAATATCTCTGCTAACTTGTCGCTTTTGGTTTCTCCCGGACTTGTAAACACTTCCCAGCCCTCAGCGGCGCTGTTTGTAAAGCCGTTGGAATGAATTGAAACAAGCAAGCAATTATGAGAACCATAAGCCTTACACATTGCGTTTGCAATATTCACACGATCCGACAACTCAATATCTACAAATCCTACGTTCACATAGTGATAAGCTATCCCTTTTTGCTCAAGCATTAGTGCAATCTCTCTTCTAATTAGTCGATTACCTACGCCCTCAAAATATTGTGAGCCATCTGCCCAAATAGGAGATCGCTTGCCAGGTGTAATATATAATCCATCTTCATTGAAGCCACCATGGCCGGCATCTAATAATATTATTTTTTTGTTTATCACTATTTCCTATTCTCCTTATTTTCGAGTGCAACTCTAATGTCTTGAATCTCTTTTAATATTTCACGATAGTAGCTTTCGTTTATGCTAACTTGCTTCTCTAATTGCTTCAAACGTATATCTGTGCCAACTTCTAAGGCTTTCACACGCTGAGTCATAGTTACCCATGATGTGATAATTGCCAGCGTTAGTGTAATTGCTATTCCTATCAATTGCCCCTTACTTATGTTTGCCCTTTCTTGCATCATGTGCGTTTTTTTGTAGCGGGGACTTGTCAATTATCTAACCATTTTGCAGACGATTTGCGAATGGTTTTAGATTTGTCATATTATATGAATCTTGAAGAATTTTAATTGGTGTATACTCTTCCTCTTTCATAGTAGCGAGGTCTAAACTGAAACTACTTGGAATTAAAGTAACCAATTCACAATACTTTAGATGATCATATCCTTTGGGGACATTCATTGGTTGTGAACTCATCCCACAAGTCATCAATAAGTGGTATGGTCGCTGACGATTAGCCATTACAACATAAATGTCCAAATGAAATCGTTCTGACTCTGTTTCATGAAATACAATTATTTCCTCATTGTTAAAGTATTGTAGCAAATGACCTGAAATAAGGTCAATTGAATTTTCTGTATTTTTTTGAAAGGATTGTTCAAATGTCCTTCTAAAATTAGATTTTGTTCTGATTTTCTTCTTTTTCATAATACATGGTTTCAATTGTTAAACATTTATTTTTCTTGTTTTTTTGCTGGTATTCCAAAACCCGAGGACCATCCTTCAGTTCCCTGATTCTTGTTTTTAGGGATAGCTGAATTTGTCTCCGATAGTGTTTCGGATTAGGTTTTGTTTCATCTGGAATAATCCAGAGATCATCAAAAAATGATCGTGACACACCAAGAATTTTGATCGCTTCTTCCTTGGTGTTGTGTTTTCTTTGGTATTATCTTCCCATAGTTTTAGATTATTTTGATTATTACTTTCAACTGTCTTTTACCAGCAGTTGATTCTGGTTTATTTGATTTCTACAAAATTTTCACACTTTCGGATTATTTGTCGCTTTGCTCTTTCGTTTACCTTCGCTTTTTCTTCGTCATAATCACCAAACCAACCCTGTCGATATCTATATCCGTTTTTCCCCCAACATTTATCCCAACTAGTGATGTGATCATGTTGATAATGAGTTACCATATTAGCAAACCAGAGAACCTTTTCATCTTTAAATATTTTTTTTAGATAATCACTACACTGAGATGTTTCTCCGCAGATTGGGCAGATAATATCGTCTCCCCATTCATCATTCATAATTAATTTAGTGCTTTTGAGAACAGTACAACATTCTTTGGTACAATTAATTAAACATAGTTTAATAAAAAGAACATTGGAATTAGATAGTACCGCTCCCGGTGGAATAAGACGTACAATAATGATACAATAATGTCATCATAATGTATTAAAATGGTACCTGAAACCTACATCAAAATGAAGTTTTTTCTCCCCCTTTCCCCAATAAAAAAAGGGAACAAGGGGATAGAGTGAACTTTTTTTAAAATAGTTTCATAATATTATCACCCACGAAGTGATTAATAAACAGGGGGTTAACTTGTAATAGTGTTAAAGTGTTATTTTTTATTAAAAAAACAGTAGAGGTAATTAAATATAGTATAGAGAAATGATGAAAATATTATCACTTTAACACCCATTGGGGATATCTGTCTGTTATACAGGGGGAAATGGAGTGATAATAAAAAATAGTTAAGTGAAAAATTGACTTTCTAGAAATAATTCGGTAGATTTTTAAATATGGGAATAAACTCTCAATAATTCATTCATAAAAATAATGAATGGAAAAGTAAACAACAATGGTTAAATGTATTTTAAATATTATGAAAGTATACACCACCAAAGGGGAACAAAAATCTCTTTTGAACAATTTATTGATTTAATAAAAAACCCTACAATTTCTGTATTATATACAATTCAGAAGATAAGGTCTGAAGAGGATAAAAAACAGAGAAATATGTTTAAAAAACAGTTACCTCTCGTTACACCTAGTGTTATTCCTTCAGCTGGAAGAAAATCTGAAATAGTTAAATATTCCAATGTTATTTGTTTTGATTTTGATCACACTCCGGGATTAAACCGGATAAAACATAGGTTGGAAAAAATACCTTATGTTCTTTGTTATTTTACCAGTCCGTCTGGTGATGGGTTGAAGGTATTTGTTCAAACGAAATTTTGTAATAAACAAGAATTTGAAATACAATGGGAACAGATTTCTGATGATTTAGCTTATAAAATTAGTGAGCTACCAGATACTTCAAGATCCGATATAAATGGAACCTGTTTCTTATCTTTTGATGAAAACATTTATGTAAATCCAAGTCCGGGATTATTCCAACCAAATGAAGATACTGGTTTTGAATGGGTTGATAGTTTTCAATACAGATATAATGAAGATCAAACCGAATTATATAACAGGGTATCCCAAGTAGTTGATAAATCTATATCGTCTGGTATTGATTTAACCACAGAATACCAACAATGGAGAAATATTGGTTTCGCTATCGCTGACGCTTTTGATAAAGATGGTGAAGTATTATTTCAAAGAATTAGTTCCCTTCACCCGGAATATAATATGGAAGATACAACCGAATTGTACACGGAATGTTGTCGTGATTACGACAATGAAAACCGGATTACAATAGCCACGCTCTTTTATTATGCAAAAGAGCATGGCATAACAATTTCTCAAAACCAAAATAAAAATGAGAAACTTATTTAGCGTGAATGGGGATAACATACGCTTAAATGAATCCCGCTTTTATCAGTACCTTCACCTTGACATGGGGTACACTAATATTAAATATGATGATAAACTTGAATTTGTCAAGATTAATGAAAAAATAATTTCTTCAACAAATTTAGATTTACTTGTTAATGGATTTTTCGATGAACTACGCTCACAAAATTTTATTTACAACAGAAGAAACAGAACTCGTGATGTGGAAAACTATGTGAGACGGAGAATATCTACCTTGTTTTTACCGAATCAGCTAAAAACTCTTACAGCTGTTGAACCGGAATTTCTGGATGATGATGAACACACCTCATATTTATTCTATAAAAATGGTGTGTTTAAAGTAAGTTCAGATCGTATTGTAAAAACTGAATACAGAGATCTTACTAAATATGTATGGAAAAATCAGATTATTGACCGTGAGCTAAATCTAAATAATGAAATTGAGGATGGGGTATTTTACCAATTTGTAAAAAAACTATCTGGGGATCATCCGGAAAAATTCAATTCTCTTCGTTCAATTATTGGTTATTTATTACACAGGTACAAAGATCCTGTTACACCCAAAGCTGTGATACTCTATGATGAAGATTACACCGACCAACAAAATGGTGGGACAGGTAAAAGTTTATTATCAAAATCATTGGGTTATATAAGAAAACAATGTGTAAAAGATGGACCTAATATTAATATGGAGAACCAATTTTCATATTCTGATGTACAGTTGGGAACAAACATTATTCTGATTGATGATGTCGCTCATAGGTTTAATTTCACCAATCTTTTTAGTGTATTGTCAAACGGATTACCAATCAGACGGCTATATCAAGATTTGATAACAATACCTTATGAACAATCACCAAAGTTTATGCTGACTTCTAATTTCGTGGTTGCTGGTATGGGTGATTCACATGATCGTAGAAAAATTGAATTTGAGATTTCACGATACTTTAATCGAAGAAGAAAACCCCTCAACGAATATGGTTCACGATTTTTTATTAGTTGGGATAAGGAAGAGTGGTCCAAATTCGATAATTTCATGATTGATTGTATTCAATACTATCTACAGAATGGCGTTGTTGAAGTGGACCCAGTGTATGTCAGAAGAAAACGAATTATTCGTGAAACATGTGAAGAATTCGTAGAATTTATTGAAAACTGGTTGGATGAAACGGATAATTACCGAGTAGCTAAAAACCATTTATATGATGATTTTATTACTTCAACCGGTGTTACACCAAAATCTAAAATCCAATTTACAAAATGGGTTAATACATATTGTAATATAATGGAGATAAATCTATCGTATGGTCAGGGCAACCAGTATTATGTGTTTAGTAAATAATACACACAACCCGGATGCCACTTATCCGGGTTTCTTTTTATTTGTATTGTAGACAAAAAAACCCCTGTGCAATTCAGGGGTTTTGGGTTTTTCAGCTGACCTTTCGTATTTCAGAGAAAGGAACGTTTACAAGCTCCCGTGGTCTCCAGTCACCTTACGTTTCTAATCGCTTCAGCATTTTGCCAACCATTTCTGATTTCGGACTGTTTCTACCACCAAGTATTGTTTCAACTCTTACACAAAAATACAAATATTTTAATTAATTACAAATTTATATCAAAAATAATTTGGATATAAATAATAAATGTATTATATTTGCGTTGGATATATAAATAAGATAATTTGATTAATGTTGTTACTCGTAAATTTTGATGAACAAAAAATCATCGAAGAAATTAGAAAAAAAAGGTTCAGATCGGTTCGAGAGCGAAAGAATAAGTTAAAAGACAACCGCTTAAATATCGATAGTTCGAACCTTACAAATTACCGGAAGCGTGGCCTTCTGTGTGATGTGAATGAAGAAGCGATCTTTGACGTATTGGAAGAAAACCAAGCTCATATACACGTAAGTTTTTTGGGGTTGGTATGGATACATATCATAGGTGTTCTACGAGATAAAAGACGATTTAATCTACCCTTGCATATTATTGAAATTGTTAAAAATGAAATGGTTGGTAGAAAAAACATTCTATACAATTTTGAATCTTTAGTTTTTAATGCGATAAAAAGAATTGATACTAAAATAGTAATTGAATTTAATAAGGATGGTGTAAAAGTATCCACACCGGAACCTGAAGAGTGTTTTTCAAATCATGTGATTGTTATTAGTTTTAATACCATAATCAGAGACTATGTACTTAATCTGGACGTAATAAACAACCGGGGTCATTTGGATGAGGTTGGATTATTTGGGATTCTCACAGAACCGGAATTATTGTGTTATTACTGTCTGTGCGAAGGATCAATTGTAAAATTAAAATTTCGAGATATAAACAACAAAGAGATAGTTGTACCCCTAGAGAATTTGAATAGAATCTTTTTGCTAAATGTTATTCTAAATAACAAATACAAAGAGATAACTTATTCAACAACCGATTCTGAAGTAACATTTAAAAACAAATCTTTGAAAAATGGCTAGGCTAAAAATGAATTTTAAACATTCAATTCCAATTGCTAAAAAAGAATTGGCGTTAAAATTACTTAATGAGTATTACAGAAATCAATACTTCATTCGAAACCTTGAAAAAATTGGTATTACAACTGAATCATTTAATTCAAAATTGTCCGGATTAATTTTAATAGTACTTGGAAAAAATGATGATGAATTTGGATACGATATATTGGAAGAAGGTGTGAAAGAAATTTTAGAATATAACCTAAACGCTTTGGAGTCAAAATTAGATATTATTTCACAATTGATTTACTTAAAACTAACTAGCGGTACATGATTTATTCAAAATCAATAAGATCTTTAAGTTTAATACCCAATCCCTCGCTAATTTTTAGAAGGGTGGTTAAAGTTGGGTTGGTATCACCACGCTCCAACCTGCGAATATTTGCTTCGTCAATGTTTGAAATATCTGAAATTTCAGTATATGTGAGATTTTTCTTAATCCGAATTTCTTTTATTCTTTGGCCAATTTTTTCTATGAGTAGTTCAGGGTTCAATGCAAGTAAATTTTTTATAAAATGGGAAGGTCTATAAAAAAAATTGATCGAAATAGGTCATTAATGACCATTTTTTAATAAATTTGATACTTAAACCAAAAAACAATAAGATATGGCAAGATTAAAAAAAACATTAAAACCTAAGCTTTTAGAGGTTTTAAGTCCTTATAAAAGAATTGCTTGGTATCCTTCTGCTGGAACAGATTTTTGTGTATTAAAATATCTAAGTGGTTTTTATACCGAAAAATCAATTGGTTTGGTATGTCCGAATCAACCTGAAGTCTTTGTTTTTACTGACTATAATATTAATCCATATAATGAATTTGATATTGAAAAAAGATTTCACGATGATGATAATGACACTATCTATAAGATTTTAGAAACGAGGTCGTTAACACCAATAAGTTGTGAATTCTATTCCGAAATGGTTGTCGCTGAGAGAAAAGAGTATTACAACAATGCTGTTTTGCTCAATGTAGAGGTAGAGCAGAATCATCGAAAATACACATTCCCTGTAATTTACATTTCAGTAGTAAATGAAGCGTTTTACAACAATTTTATTGCAATAAATAATATTAAACTATCACATATTATTCACGTAAGGTATGGTGGTGGTGTTTTCGGTGGCAGTAATACTTCAGGAGCTTGGTTGCAAAATATTATACAACATGTTGAATGCGATTTATTTGTAACCGATCAGCATTTGAGCTATTTAGAAATGGATAATTATTTCATTGATATTATAAGACCCATTGGTCTAGATACTGTTTCTAATTATACAACTATTCACACTATACCTTCAACTGAATGGAGTAATCATGGATTAGTTGAATTCCGAAAGATTGTAAACTAGTTATTAACTTAAAAACTAAAAATTATGAAAAGATCTATTGTTAAATTTATTAATCGCCTATACTATTTAGGTTGGGCGACAGTGGTAGTAGGTGGAATATTATTTATTAATAAGGTTGAAGCTTCAATTATTGTAACATCTATCGGTGGTGGATTATTAGTACTATTCTATTTACTAAGTTTTATTTTTTCTGAACCCCAAGAAGAAGTTGATTGGTCGTTAGTTTACCCCGAACTTGCCGGGGTGGAAAAGGATGAGGGTGAGAATAAAACGAACAACACAAAGTGATGAGAACATATAACGTGGAAATACTGCTTGCTGGTAGCTCAAACCGGATAGTTGTCAATATAAGAGCCAATAGTCGAGGTTTGGCTGCCGAAGCAGTAAAAAAAATGTATCCCAATTGCAAAGTATTAAAAATCTATTGATATGTTAGATAAAACAGCAGATGCAGCATTTAATTTAGCCACTTGGCTTTTTGATAAAACCGGTCAAGCTTTTATTTGGTTGATTAGTCGCAATTCAAATAAAGATAGAAGCAACCTACACAAATACAGAAAAGCTTTTGGATTCCTAATTGTAGGAGTCATTGTAACAATTATTATATTAATTAAAAAATACTTATAACTATGGCAAATTATTCATCATGCCCAAATTGTGGCAATTCAAAATTAGGACATGAAATAAAAAAATGTTCGAAGTGTGGTAAAACTTACTGTCAAAAATGTAATCCAACAACATGCAGCTGTGGATCAAATGCTAGAACTCATTTAGGAAGGATTCGATAATATGGCTGAATATAAACAGATTTATGATTTTAGTAATGAGGATTTATTTGAAGAAATTCTCGAAAAAAAGAAAATAGACTCACTTGACGGCTATATAATTGTAAATATGATAGCACGGAAAACCAAGAATCTCATTTTTAATTCTTTTACACATGTAGCTGTCACAGATTCTGAAATTATAAAATATAGAATAATTGAAGAAGTCGAGAAAAAAGGGGGATTAATAAAAAAGTGGCAATTAAATAAACTATCTGATGAAGAATGTTGGAAAATTTCAGATATAGATTATAACTATCTTGTTTTTGTGGTACATGATTTGGGAGCAGAACAATATGAGTACTTTTTTATTTACAAGGGTATAGAATACAGAATAGCCCATCCCTTTCCGAAAAATAGCTATTACAGCGAACTTTATATTTCAAATCGAGAATTCTTTTTTATAGGGTTTAAAAAAACATTAAGTTATTTCATTAAAAAAAATGTAAAGTTTTGTCTTGCACCGACATTTTATAAAACAATGCAAGAAACAGGTTTTGTACCAGATTTGGAAAATCATTTTTCAAATATTTTAGATGCTACAATTTATTCTGAATCTGCCGAGAAAAAAGATAATCAAATTGATGAACATCTCGATTTTACCGAAGACGACATTTTTACCGAAGACGACATTTTTAGTGAAGAATTAGATAACCAAGAAGTAGATGAAACAATCTCAAACGATTTGTTAAGATTAATTGCAGAGTTTATCATTACCAAGCAATCTGTAGCAACGAATGTCATTCAAAAGAAATTTGGCATAGGTTACAACAAGGCAATTCGATATCTTGACAAATTGCAAGATTTGAAAGTTATTGGACCATTTCTTGGAACTGAGCCAAGAAAAGTCTATGTAAAATCAAAAGACGATTTGAAAGAGTTTTTTAATAGCAGTTCATGAAATGGGCAATACACATATTGATTATGACTTTTGTGTTTACAACGCAATTAAGTTATTCTCAAGGTAAATATGAAACCATTGATTGCCCTGAAGCAACAGAACTTCTGTATTCTGAAATTAATCAATATAGATCTGGTTATGGATTACGTAAGTTAATGAATCATCCGGAGATGGAACGAAAATCTAAAGAATGGAACGAATACATGGTATCACAATACATTAATCCTAAAAATAATTTTTATAAACACTCCATTTACGGGTTAGATGAATATCATTATAACTCCAATGAAATTATTCATTGTGTTTATTTTAATCACAAACCGAGTGATTATGAAATGGTTATGGCGTTAATGTATGGTGATTTAGTTAATAAAGACCGTGAAGCAATTGGTTGTTGGGTGGATTCTCCGGGTCATGATGCTGTTTTAAGGTTAAGAAACGCTGAATATTTTGGAGCAAGTGTTTGTTTATTTAAAACCGACAAATGGTGGGTAATATACGGAACTGTAAAAATTAGATAGTATTAAGACGAAGCTATAGTATCTCTTAACTGTAATTTAAAAAATGGACAATAATATCATTAAAATATCAAATATGTATCATAAAAAGAATTATGAGGAATGCTATAGGCTCAGTAAGACAGCTAGTTTAAGCTCAAATAATTCATTGATATATCTATGGTTCAGGGCTTTGTCCATTTTAAATTTAAAAAGCAAAGAATTTGTTGTTGAATTACTTAACAGAGCTATTAGACGCTATTCAACCAAAAAGGAATTTAATATAATACTTGCAGCTGTAATGTTATTTAGTGGTTCTTCAACAATCAAAATTAGTAAAGTTAAGTCTATTTTTCAAAATCTTGAAATGAATGATCCAAATGATCCAAATGATCCATTAGTTTATCTCATTAAACTACTGTATTATAAAGATTTAGAGACGAACAATCAGGAAGAATTATTTAATAACATGCAATTATTTTTAAAGTATAGCACTCCTTATCACTTTTTAATATTTGACAATGAGGATACTATTGGCCTTTTAGAAACTGGTATAGCTGCTGCCAGTAAAATAGGAAATATTAATTCTACGATTAGGTTGTTTAATCAGGTTAAAAATAAGATTTTGTTTTTTGCAGATACTATAACAAAAAATGAATTTAACAAAAGATTGAGCTCTTTTACAGAAGAAGGTTATGTGCAAGATAGTCAATACTATAGCAAGTATGAAAGTGCAAGCTATAAATACTTTTTGGGTTTATATAGCGAGGCATTACAAGATGCTGAAATTGCCCTTGATAAATGTGAAAACTATGATTTAAGTAATTCGGATATTGATTTAATATTTGAATTAATAATTGCAATTAAAATAGAACTCAATGATTTTGACTGGCTAAAAACTGTATATGAGGATAGAATTTTAAACGTTCCAAATTTTATGAATTTCAAGTGGGAATATGCTCAAATTTGTATTAAAAACAATTTATTTTCAAAAGCGGAAAAATTACTATTAGACTGTGTAAATCAACTAAAAAATTCTGATGAAAATGATTTTGACAAAATATGTTATGAAGATCCATCAATGTTTGGTTTAAACGATATTATCCGATTCGTTTTGTTAGATCTGATTGATAGTTTATTAGGTCAAAATAAATTTAAAACTGTTGAGTATTATTTAAATGAATATACAAAGTTAGGTGAAGTTCAATTTGATGACGATTTCTATTTTAAAAGGGTGTCTCGATTTTTATCAAACAAATACCAAAAAACATTGTATTGTAAAAATTAATTATGAAATCAAGAAGAAGAGAATTGTTCGAGAAAGCTGGTGGTTTTAACCCAACTAGAAGGACTCGTGAAGAGAAAGAAGCTAATCTTCCAGATTATCTTCGTTTCCAACAACCACACTTATATAAGACAGAAGAAGATCTGAAGTATTTCAAATCCGATGAGAAACGGGAATTATTTCGTAAAATGTATTTTAAGAAAAATTAATTCATTTATGACACAAAGATGAGATGGTTTATATACATAATGTATTATTTATGGGTTTTTCCTTTAAGTGCCCAACCATCTGAGAATATAATATTATTCAATATGGAAAGTGATTCCGTTATTGTTAAAATTCAATGGTACCAAGACATACATAACAACTGGGATATTCTGGATTATTCGCTCGATGCGTCCGTTTTAATATTAATTTCAGATCGATGTATTATTAATGATGATGAATTACATTGTTATCAACAAGATCTTGTATCTGAAGATTGGTCAGAAGAATTCACATACAATTTGTGTTTTTCCCCATTCACGGGTAAATTAGATTTGGTGATCACTGATAATTTGAACTGTACTTTTCAGAAATATTCAGGAAAAGTCAATTTTAAAATCCCATAATTATTAAAAACACCTGAATTATTTAAATAAGTAAAAATTATTAAAGTTATAAAAATGAATATAATACTTCCATCAATAATTAAAATAAATCAGATGAATTGGGATACCGGTCTTAAAAGTGAAGAACTAACAATGGTCCGGGAATACTTTGGTCTTAATGAAATAGAAGGTCTGGTTTATTCATATTTGTCGGTTGAGGATGAAGTGTCAATTCATAATAATTTCTTTGAAAGAATAGGTTTACCAAAATACACCATAAACAGCTACATTAGAGAGCTAATTACGTTGACAATAAAGGGATTGGTCTATTTTGTTGAACCATTCAATCATTATTCTGATGAGGAAAAAACATCATTGGTGGTTAAAGATAATGTCGGAAACATGATATTCCGGACAAATAAGAATGTTCTTCTCCAATTAGACCGGGATAAATATGAAACTGATGAGTTTATCAACTACATTCTTTTGGTACATAAATACTTGTCAATTGATGATTTCATTGGGTTGGGAAAGATGATAACGGTTAGATTAGTAAAATTCGAGATAATTAATCAGATTAACTTTGAGAATATGAGTACCGGTGATAAATGGTTACTAATGAATGGTATAACATCAATTTTGAATGGTAATACGGAATTTGAAATTAATCAATACGAGAATCATAGAATTGATGGATCTACAGGTGTTGACGGATTAATAACGAAAGAAACACAAGAATCAAAAAGGGGAATAATGTATAAGGTTGAAGATGAATTGATAAAGATATGTAATGTAAACTATCCCAATCTTTTCTTACATCAAACTGTACCGTTTTGAATTACAAATAAAAATTGGAGAAATTATGGAGTATAACTTAAAAAATACTAATATGAAAAAGTTAAAAATATTTCAACGTGAAAAGAAGTCTGATGAGATTCCACCGGAATGGATTGAGTTCCAAAAAATGGAAGAAGAATTCTACCTTCATATGACGTATGACGACTGTGAACAGATGGAGCGAGACGCTGAAGCGTTTAAAGAGAAAAATGAAAAGATAGACTTTGAGATTAATCGATTGATTGTTATTTGTGTTGTGTTATTGTTGATTGGAGCGATCACGCTCTCATTTAATTTAATTGTTACTCCAATTTTTGTGTTAGTCCTTGTTGGGATAATTTGTTGGAAAATTTATCAGAAAAGAATGGATAAGTGGGTAAATAACATAATAATTAGAGACCTTGAAGAAGACATTTTTCGTTACCGATTCTGGAGGTGAAGACTCGGGAGGATTGATAACAAGATTATATTTATATTAAAAGGTATGAAAAAAAGTGAAATTAAATTTAATGAAAGTGACACCCACCAATCAGTAGTATTGGTCGGACTCCGGTTTATGGTGTATACCATACAACAAATTTTTAACAAAAGTGGTGATGACCGGTTAAATTGGGATTTGAACGTGAGTACGATGGTAACCATCCTCAACAGAATGACTCCGGAAGATCAACAAAAAGTATTGAATATGTTTACTGATTTTTATACAGAGGTTCAGGATGATCAAATTGAAGAATTTAAGAATATTTTTCTCCCGATTTACAACGCTGTTATAGATAAGATACAACCAACCGGGATTGTAACATTGATCGGAGATGGGTTTGACGATGAGGTGGATGACCATTTATATCTTAACCAAATTGATATGTAATTCTTAAATTAATTATGAAAAAACACAGAAAATATACACAACTATTTGATTTAATGGATCATGTAATGAGTGAACAACTCGGTTACCTTTTTAATGAAGAGATTAAAACCGAAGATTATGTCGTATGGGTGGAAACACAGTTAACTGATGAAGAGGTTGATGACATGAGTACCCTAATCATCAACCCACAAAAATTAAATGAAACTGAAAAAAATGACATAAAAAACATGTTGTTGAAAAAGTGGGAAGAATTCAAAAAGAAAAAACGATTGTATAACCAAAACAGAAATGATAAGTGATATTAATCTTGATCATACTATTTGTTATTCTACTAGTTCTTAGAACAGTTGAATTTTATCTTTTTTATAAGAAAATCGCTAAAACCATTGTTGATTATGATTGGAAGGTAATCGATGACATATTTGAAGACGATTTTACCAAACTTTTTGATATAATATCAAAAAATGATGTTAGTTGGGAAGTTAATGATTTAGATGAACGTCCAGACTGGTCAGGGGTTACCTTGTTTAAATCACCAAAACCGCTGAAGGTATTTTTCACACTAAAGAGGTTAACGATTAAAAACATATACCCACCCGAAACCATAGAAAAACTAAAACAATATAATATCATATGAACCTTGATCAAAACATACAGTTCCTAGTTGATATCTTGTCATTACGTACATATACTGGTCAAGAACAAGAGGTTATTAATTATGTCACCAGCTGGTGCCTCAACCATAAACATGAATTGAATCTCAATTGGTTTGTGGATGAACTGGGTAATGTCTATATCACAAAAGAAAATCCCAACACCCTAACACCACTTATCATCGGACATTCAGACTCGGTACATAGATTACAAGAAAAAGAAATTGTGATCGATGAAGAAAACGAAGTAATGTACGCTATTGATCCAACTACTGGAGAACCCATCGGTTGTGGTGGTGACGATTTGGTTTCGATTTTTTGTGGATTAAAATTATTGGAGAACCCCAAAATATCAAATCTCAAGGTGTGTTTTTATGTTAGTGAAGAACCGGGATGTTTGGGTTCCCAGTACTCAGTAATAAACCACCCGAAATTTTATACCAATATATCATATGTGATTATGGTAGACTCTCCGTTTGGAGAAATAACTGAGGTTTGTTCAGGTACCCGGTTATTTAATTCTGAAGGTAAATTCTTCAAAACAATCGAACCGATAATCTATGGTATGTTTCCGGAAACGAAGAGGAAAAACCATCCCTACACGGACATTAGAATAATTACAGAACATTTACGAGATAAGGGAATTGGTGTCGAATCCCTAAATTTTTGTGGTTTCTATTCAGAATACCACACGAGGTATGAGAAAGTTCATTATGTCCAATTATTCAAAGGATTGGAGTGTTTGGAGAAGATGATATCAGAGTTAGGAACAAAAACCTATGAATATTTTTAACCCGGAAAAGAAATTAATTCGGAATTAGACATGGAAGACTGGGAGTTGGATTGGATGAACAAAAACTGGTTGATTAATGATTGATAACCTCGGGTTATCTATACCATAACCCCATATTAAAACCAATTTATGACGAGGAACACAAATACATCCGAAATCGTAACACGAAAGTTGATTTTTAATGATTATAATGAAAAAATCAATGTTTTATCCAGAAAAATCGTGTTATCACAAGTTTTGGAGCGGAAAAATGGGTGTGAAAAATGGAGTAAAAAGTATGAAAAAATGGGTCCCTTTCGAGAAAAGTGTCGAAGAAAAAATTGAAAATTTTGTTGAACCTTTAAAATAAAGAGACATGAACGTAATAATTTTCACCCGAGTTAGTAAACAGACCGGTGACTACCAAAGACAAATTAACGAACTTGAAGAGTATTCCAAAAACCGAAATTATAATGTGGTTGAGGTTATATCAGAGAAGATCAGTGGTGGGAAGAAAAATGAAGAAAGAGATGGTATTGTTCGTCTTCTTCAGGTCATCGAAAAACAACATATTGATAAAATACTATGTTGGGAGTTGTCCCGGATCGGGAGAAATTCATTTGAAGTAGCGAAAGTTATTAATACTCTTCACCAACATATGATATCACTATATATCCATAATTATAATCTGGAGACATTGGACAATAATGGAGAAGTAAATCCGGTAGCGAAGTTAATAATAATGGTTCTGTCTGAACTATCAGAAATGGAACGATCCACCATCCAACAACGGTTACAATCAGGTTATTACAATCACCTCAAAAACGGTGGTCGAGTTGGGAGAATAAAAAATTCTTTTGAGTCTCCGGAACAGATCATGGAGAAACATAATGATATTATAAAATTGAGACGAAAGGGTATCTCCATCCGTAACATATCAGCGATAACAAAAAAGAGTACCAAAACCATTCAGAAGGTGGTTCATTTGATGACCGAAGAACCATAGGTCGTTTTATTTAAATTCTTAGGAATAACCTATAACATTTTTGGTGTGGTATTTCAATACGGAATAAGATTTAATTACAACACTTCGGGAGTTACAACATAATCACAAGATAATATGAAGAAGTTAAATAAACAATCAGCGGTCATCTTTAACAAGATAATCCAACAATTAAACGGGTCGGATCATATTATAATTGATAATAGTGAAGGGACCTTCATGAGTCTTTACGTTGAGAAACTGTATGATGTTAAAAATTTCATTGGTTATCCCGGAACTGTTTATTCTATGTCTCATTATTTTGAACAAAACGGAGATCTGGTACCCGACCCGGACATGACGTTTCTATTTGTTAACGATGATACAATCTATCCATTAACCTTTCAAGACCAATATGGTTATCAGCGTGGGTTATGGAATGATGAAGGAAAATGGATGATAAATAAAAAGGTTCAGGATGATATGGTAAACTTCGGAAACATGTGGTTAAAGAACCTGAAGGAACAACAGAATTTAGTATGATCTGGTGTTTGGATGGTCAGGAAGGTAGTGTATATACCCCACCCCCAGTGGGGTATACTCGAGACCGGTGTTATAATACCCCACCCCCCGGATATGAAATGTGGTATTATGGTCTTCAAAAATTTTGTCTGGTATTTTTTCATAAATCTCGACCTCAATATTTCTCGGTATATTCTTTAAGAACGTATTTTATTGAAAAACGATCTGAAAATTTTTGGTCATTTTTTTTCAAAAATTTCGGAAGAATATCTAACCAAAAGTTGACATTCTCAGAGAAATTTAGTATATTTTTTATAGAACATAATGATCCATTAAAAATAAGCATGGGTTATATTGTTTTAGCCATAAATATGCTGTTGGCGAGGTGTAGAAACCTTGGAGTGCATAAGCCCTCAAGAAGGGAATTCCAAATAATTTTTAATGTGGATTTTCATGAAGAACTCAAACAAAGTGAGAGGTTCTACGACTATGTTGATGGTTACAAAGAATCAATTTTAATGTCTGCGGATGAGATAAGGTCATTTAATGGATTAGAACATTTGACAGATGAAGAAGCTGAAGAAGCTTCTGAAACGTTATTTTTTTTATCAGTACTAATTTATAAAGAAAACTAAAATGAAAGATTTAAATAGGTTTAAAGGTTTTGCAAAAATAAAAGAAGAAAAAGTCAACCAAAGTAAAGATGTTTGGTGTTATACAAGAATTAGCTCAAAGCAACAGTCTAAAAAGAGTTTAGAGAATCAAAAAAATGTATCTATTTTATATGCTCGTAAATATGGGTATAACATTTCCAATTTTTTTGGTGGGACATATGAGAGTGCAAAAGGAGATTTCACAAGAAAGGAATTTAGCCGCTTAATAAATGAAGTAAAAAAGGCAAGAATAAAACCATTTGCGATATTAATTTATAAGATGAGTAGGTTTTCCAGAACTGGTGGTGGCGGTATTTCATTAACAGATGAATTAATCGACAAAGTTGGTGTGCATTTGGTTGAGGTTGTTTCTGAAATTGATACAACAACAGAAAGGGGTAGGTTAGCAATTCAAGAAAAACTACTTCAAGCAAAGAAGGAAAATATTGAGAGATTAGAAGTGACATTACCCGGTATGAAACAATTTGTTAAGGATGGTGGCAGATTAGGAAATACTCCAAAAGGTTATGACCACTATGGCCCAAGAGTCAAGGATATAACAAAAATTCGTGAAAAACAGGAAATTGTGATTAGCGAAGATGGGAAAAAGCTTCAACAAGCATGGAAGTGGAAGGTGCAGGGTTTTCCAGATTTTATTATTCGACAAAGATTAAATGAACTTGGGTATAAAATTTCCAGACAAGGTTTGAGTTCGATGTGGAGAAATCCATTTTATTGTGGAATAAGTACTCATAGTATGTTAGATGGTGAACCTGTTAGAGGTAATTGGGAGCAAATGGTTTCTGAAGAAGATTTTTTATGGGTGCAAAAATTACTCGAAGGTAATCACCAAGGGTATCAGCATAATAAAAACAATCCAGCAAGGCCATTGGTAGGAACATTGTTTTGTCCAATCTGTGGGAAGAAATTGACGGGTTATGAAGTAAAAAAGAAGAAAGTACATCATTATAAATGCCAAAAATGTAATGGTGTTACAATAAACGCTAATACCACGCCAAGATCTAAAGGGATTGGAGCACATCAGATGTTTGAAAAGCTTATTAAAGGATATGAGATTCAGGATGGGTTCTTAGACGCATTAAAAGAATATGTTAAGCGAGATTATAAGGTGTTTTATAAAGAAAGTAATGATCGAAGCAGAATACTTGAGAAGGATATTTCAAAACTTGAAGATCAGCTTAAATCTTTAAAAAAAAGATATGCCTTTGATGAAGATTTCGATAAGGATGTTTATAGTGAATTTAAAACAGAACTTGAAGTGAAGATTTCCAAATTGACCAGAGAATTACAAAATTTATCACCAGAAATATCTAACCTAAATCAATACATTGATGCTGGTGCACAATTAAGCCAGAAACTGCTTCAATACTGGCAAAACGGAGATATTGAGACAAAAAGAAGGATTCAAAATACTGTTTTTCCGCATGGTCTGGTAATAGATACAAAAAAGAGAAGATATCTAACCAAAAGAGTTAATGTGGTATTCTCAGCTATTCGTGATGTACAGCGGGATTCAGAAGGACAAAAAAAAGACGCATCGGATAATTTATCTGATGCGTCATACTCAGTAGCGGGGACAGGATTCGAACCTGCGACCTTGAGAGTATGAGCCTCACGAGCTACCAATTGCTCCACCCCGCAATTTTTGCGTAAGTTAAATCTCCTAATTTTATTTTAATCGCCCTACTAAAAACCAATCAGAGCCCCAATTAACCAACTCAAAAGCTTTCGTTTCGCGTTCGTTTATGATCATGTCGGCACCAGTTATGTTCGTATTGAACTTAACCGTAACCGTATCTAGTGCTGTGATTATAAAGAGAGCTTTTAGTCCCACGGCATAAGTCGACATAGCAGGTGCATTTATTATTAGCTCATTAGTGTCAGCTATCGCCTTATAAGTCATAAATGGTCTATAAACTTCAAAATCTATAGTGTCCGTGGGTTCAATTAATTCAACCGAATGACCCAAATTTGAAACAGTAAATTGCTCGACCAGATACCAGCTATTACCGCTACTTATAAAATCTAGTGTAGTGGTGCCGTGCTTTACAACGGAGAAATACCCAGATTCTGTTAGTTTGACATTCTTGCCTTCTCGTATTACAAGTGTATCACCATTAGTCTCAATTACAATTGATGCACGATAGCCTGGGTACGCTTTTTCAAAATTCAAGACCATGTAGTCAACTTCATTTTC